TGCTCTTACGTGGTATTTTACTCTGTTGTCTGATTTGATTATTTTTTGTACGCTATGAATTACTCCTGCAAATATTTTCGTTGCTCCATCGAGCATTTCAACATCGCTATTTGGCTCTGGCCTGAATGTTTGGCCTGCATGATAAATTATATCAAAATCTAAAGTATCAGTTTTTTGATTTATAACATCTGCTTTTTTAACCGAGCCAAATTCTACTATGCTCGATTTATCTACGGTATCAATTTTTATTGTGATCATAGCTTTACTGTATTCTTTAGGCTTTGCATAATGCTATTCCCAATTCTTTCAGCTATTCCCTCCTCTCCTAAAAATTCATTGCCTTGTATATTGATTGTTATATTCGATCCTCCTGATCCTGAAATCTTTCCGTATTGTCCTGGTGTAAATAATTCGGGCCCACGTTCTCCTACGAGATATGATCCTCCTGCCATTACGGGTCCACCGTGTTGTCTTGGTTTCCCTGTCACAAAATTCCATGCACTAGTGGCGGCTCCGCTGACTGCCTTAACTGCTCCTGTGACTGCTCCTACTCCAGGGATGTTAGCAACTGCGCTGATTGCTCTTTTAACTGAATCTATCACTGCTTGCACCTTGCCATCTATCCATGAAACGAATGCGTCAAATTTATCTTTAATCCAATCTATTACTGCTCCGATTGATTCTTTGAAAATTCCAAATGCCCATTTCATGTTATCAACATGCTGATCCCATTTCAATGCGATGTAGGCGATTGCTATCCCAAGCGCTACCAACGATGCTATTACTAATAATATCGGCAACGTTATTGATCCTATTAATAAAATGATTCCAGGCAACATTAATCCAAGCGTTCCGATGATAGCTACTAATCCGGCAATCGACGCTGTTATTATTATTATAGCAAGTGTTAGTTTTGGATTTTCTTCTATCCATTCTTTAATAGTTTCTACTATCGGTAATATTTTAGCTAATAATTTATCCACCATTGGTAGAAATATGCTACCTATCTTTACTGATGTATCTGCAATTGAAGCGGTTAACTGTTGCATCTTTTCCTTATTCGTCAATACCAAATCTCCTGTTTCTGCTAATTCTTTTTTTCCAGAAACCATAACCGCATTGAATATTGCATTCTTCTTTTCTGCGTCTGTTAATTCTTCGGTTGTCTTTCCTAACTGCTCAGCGTATATCCTTTGCGCTTCTGCAATTTTGATTGTTATTCCTAAGTTGTCAAGAATTAATGGGGATCCTCTACCTATTCCTGTCACGATATCATTAAACGCTTGTGTAGTATCTAATCCCAATGCTCTTCCTTTTAATCTAGCGATCTCCATTAAGGTTGTTATGTCCTCCATGTTCTCGCCTACTCCAAGTGCCATCGCCTTGTTAGATGAAAGCATTAAATTAAAAACGCTCACTGTATCTGCTGACGAATCTTGTAATCCCTTAACTAATTCATCGCCATCCATTCCCATCTTCTTTGTCATTCTGGCGAAGCTCTCTTCGATCTGTTCAAATTCTAAAGCACTAGTTACAGTCTTTTTAATTCCAACACCTATCGCGGCAGTTGCGGCGACTCCTGCTATTGCCATCTTCTTAAATGCAGGCTGTAATTTTTCCAGTTTCTTTTGGACAGTATCCAAGCTTTTATTTACCGAGTTCATTGCTGACTTGGTTTTATTCTCGGCGTCTACTATAAGTTGTATTTTTTGAGTTTGTGCCATAGCTATTTTTTATCTTCTTGCATTCTTCTAACGACATCCTCGACGGCTGTTATAAACCATTCAGGTTGCCTCATGTAGATGTGATAATCCCACCCCATTACCATGCACAAAAATGCTATGTCTTTGATTGATTGTCTTCCTATTCTAGTTCTTTTTTTTTACGTCTTTGACTTATTTCACTAGTAACAAATGCATAGTCATTTTCCGGTAACTTGCCAATTGCATCGAGTACCTTTTCTTTCGATCCATCAACGCTGACTATAAACTTTTCAATCTCACGATGTGTTTGTTCTGCGATCACGTTTACATTAAACTTCCCGGTTGACATCTTTCCTGATGCCTCTGGTTTAATATCAACGCCTGAAAGCAAAGCCTCGTCAATGTATTCTGCTTCTGCTCCAGTGATCCAATCTTTTATTTCAATTTCAATCTTGGCTTGTGGTGTTATTATTTTTTTAATTGATGTATTCATTAATCTTTGTCGTAGTCCGCTATTGTGTTTTGAACTACAATATTAATTGCTTCTTCATCACTAGCTGAATAATGAGCTGTGAAATTCAAGTTATCTCGAACGATATCATCGATTGGTCTATCTGGGCTTGAGCTTTCAAATGAAACCTTTGCTAATTGAATTATGATTGATGGATTGTATCCTCCCTCTAAATCTATATCTGACCTGCTTAGTGTTATCTGCATTGCTCTGTATGTTCCATCCTTAAATAAGTCATGGTATGTGTCGCCCTCGTAATCAATTACTAAGTTTCCGGTGATCTCCATTAAATTAGCAATTATATCGGTTGGTGTAATCGTTCCAATGTTTTGCTGTGGTCTGCCGTTGTTTGCCATTGATAATGAGAATTCTTTCATGTTGAGTGCGCTTGCGGCTCCTAGCCCTGCTAAATCTGCGGCCAGTTTAATCTCTACATCATACGGTCTGAATAAGTAATCACTTGTTTCAAATGTTGGTGTATAGTTTGCATGCTCTGCTTCGTCACGTGCGGCAAATTCTATCGTTGCATTTACTAAATCATCCACTGGTGTTCTAATCTCAAGCGATTGAACTACTACTCCATTGTATCCATAGTCTTGCTGTTCTGGTTGTGATAGCCCTAATGAAAGCGATGGAAATTGTGGATTGTTAGGCAGTACTTCAAATGTATGGCTATTGACGGTTCCGTAAGCAACTTCTGTTGTACATTTTCCTAATAAGCTTTTTAGAATGTATCCAATCAATTCTGATCTTAGATTGAATTCTAAATCCCCAGAAGCTCTACGCTGTACAACTTCTGATCCTTGGCTTGATACTCCTGACGCCTTTGTTTCTTTTATTAAAGCTTTAATAACTTCAACGTTTATTCCAGTTGGCGTCCTCGCTGGAATCCATCCTTGTGGAGTGACTAAAGTTCCCCGTGCTGTAGGGTCCTCCATGCCAATTCCTAGGTTTAAGTCTTCTCCTCTTAATAAGCTCATATGTTTATTCCTTAATTATTATTTATTTTTATTATATCACATTTTTTATCTAAGCAACATACTTGACACATCTCAAAGTTAATTCTGCTACTCTATACACTGCTTCTCCTCTTGATTCATACTCCCATATGCTTGGAGCAGGCTCTACCCAGTCACACGCGCTCCCTAGCACGTTTCTTTCCTTAAATGCGGTTAATATCTCGTCTACTACTTCTTCGAGGGCTGTTTCGGCCTCATCCTCTTCTGATTCTTTTTCTATCGTATAATAAGCTCTTAGCTTAAATACAAAAACAATCCTGTCGTTTGAGGTTGATCCATAGTCTGCTTCGTTATCACTTGGTGATACGATGACTGCAGGTATTCCCTCTATTGTGCTTGGATCGTATCCATAGGTTTTTTGAACTTTAGTTAATTCATCTAACTTTGCTACGATCGCGGCACGTATGTCTTTGAAATTTGTTGCCATTTTATTTGAATGTTTGTTCAACGGCTTTGCTGAACTCTTTATTTATAAAACTTTCGTTTTCATCTACTGCTTTTTGTAAGAATGGATTTGCTTTCGTTCCAGGGTGTTGTACTACTTTTCCGAAGAATCTCTTTTCTCTTTTGTTTGCCAATACTTTTTTCTGTCTAATTCTTATAACATGAGGTCTTGTTCCCTCGTGAACGTATACTCCATATCTAACTCCTACTTCTACTTTTCCTCTTGCGGGTCCTAGCATTATACTTTTAATGCTTTGCCTTAATCCTCCACCTCCACTCTGTTTATTTACTGGTGCATTTCTTTTTGCGTTATTTTCTACCTTTGTTATGATTCTGTTTATTGCTTTTCCTAATTCAATCGTCATCTTAACTGGTGCCATTTTGAACTTTGCTTTTATCTCATCAAGGTTTTTTACTTTAACTGTTATTGCTACACTCATGATTTGAATATCCTTATTATAATTTCCATATGATTTGATCGTTTCAAAAAATTGTTATATTTTTCTACTCCAACGACTCTGTATGTATCTGAGCCGTGAATCACTCTGTCGCCCTCCTCTATGTCCTGGACAGCGCAAAACATCAGCTTGTCCTTACCAAACCCTCCCTCGATGTCTTGGGTTATTTTTGAGTCCAATGCTTGAATGTGACAGACCACTCTTTCGATGTGTTCCTGGTAATCTTTTTTGTTTCCGCTTACGGTTGTTAGTCTTTGGACACTAACGTTTTGATTGTAGTTGCTTTCAATCATATTAAAAATGGAATTGTTTATAACTATTTAATATCATCATTGCTCTTTTGAAATCTTGCCATCCTTGATCATCGGTATATGCGACA